ATATTTATTAAATTTTTAACTGTAAAACGAATTGTACACTTTTTTAATTTACCTTAAATCTCTGTTTAATTATCATAACGCAACCGTAAGGCCGTTTAAAGTAATGTTTAATCAACATCTTTTAACGGCCTTATTAGTTTAATTACGGGCTTTACAGCACAATATTTGTGTATGCATCCGTTTTATATTCATTGCCATTCTCTTACCCTTTTAATTACCGTGATTTTTTACTGTTTTTTCTAAAAAATAAAGTTGGGGAGTAAGTTGGAGATTAGTTGGGGATTAAAAACACGGTAAAAACAAGCATGAAAACGTATATATAATGTACAAAAAAGGGCTTTAAACGCCATATTTAAGCACTTAAAAGGGGGGATAAAACCACATTGTAAAATAATAATATTAATACTAAATATGTAATAATCAGGTATGTATAAATATAACGCATTTTGCAACCCTGCGATAAGTGTGTGTGAAATTATTGGTGTGTACAATTTTAATGAATAAAAACGGTGGCAGTAAATGGTGTGCCGCCTGGCATTATATTGGGTAAAGCTTAATTACCCGGCCTTTCTTTTTTGGTCATCGGATTTGCTTAAAATTTGAATCTTTTCTTTCAGGACATCTATATATTCATGGAGCGCTTTAATTGTTTTATCTTTTTCTATGCACTTTTCACATTCGCTATTATTGTAATCAGAAACATACTCCAGCTTATTATTTGTCTCATACTTATTCTTCAACATTTCACCTTCTCCAAGTAATAACCATGCCGGATTTAGATCTTTATAGGCATGTAGAATTTTTTCTATATTGTCTGAGTGGAGACCTGCCCTTTTTTTTCTTGCATTTCCCAATAAACCATTAGATAGACCAGCCTCCACAGTCACATTATTATTATTCAACTGTTTGAAACTCATGTACTTCTCAAGTCTATCAATTAATTTATTCATTATATATAGAAAAAAATGTATTTTTCTTTTTTAAGTATAGAATATTATCTATATATTTGTATCAAAACATATCAAATATAATCAAAATGATTAGAGAAAGCAAATATTCAGATTTGAGAAAACAGTTGAAGTACGGTGAAATTAAGAAGATAGCTGATGTGTTAGGATATAACTCCGTTCATGTTAGTAATATGTTTAGAGGTAATAGGACAATGCAGACTGATGTTTTAGAGATTGCAAATAAAATCATTCAGGATAGAAAACAAAAAGTATATGAAAAACTGGAAAAACAATCCATATAAATAGATAATTTTCGATATGGTAGAGTATTATAATAACATATTATGTATAGATGGTGGTTGGCTTTACAAAGATGGTAATATAATGTCTGTATATGATTATAAAAACCATCTCCATGCTAATAAAATGATAAAATTACGACACGGTGGAAACGGACGCACTGCATTAATCGATTACAATAGTATACCTGATAAATACAAAGAAAAGATAGTTAATAAAATCGGGGATCCTTATCAAAAGGTTAGCCGACACAATTTTGAGGATCAGATTAAACCCGATCCAAAGGCTAAAGAATTCTTTGATTCTTTTATCGACAACAAAGGCCGTCATCTTAAAGAGAAACAACGCATTCAGTATTACAATAACACCATTATTATACAGGCTCTTATTGAGGTGGCCAATAGCCGGATAAAATTCAGAAAAGCATTAGGCGGCAGTTACCGTGGTGTATGGAAACAACTTGGCGATGTTATAATTAACCTCAATAAAGATGTATTTCCGCACAATTTGCCTACACATTACCGACGTTTAAAATCTTTGGCAGACAAATACCTCCAACAAGGATACAGCGCATTTTTACACGCAGGCCTGGGTAATCCAAATTCACGAAAAGTGAACGATGCAATTGAACGGTTACTGCTTTCCATTTATGTAATGGAAAACAGGCCTTTTGCATCGTGGGTGCAGGATTATTATTTACAGTTTCTTGCTGGCGCCATTGAGGTAGTAGATTGTGAGACAGGAGAGATATTTGACCGCCAAAAATTCTTTGATAACGATGGCAAACCCATTACAATTAGCGAAAGTACCGCATGGAATTATTTAAGACGGCCCGATAACCAGGCGCTTGTTAATAAACTTCGAAAAAGCGGCATTAACTACAAAACAAAAGAGACTGCATACAATCATAGGCACCGTCCTAACTTCTCACTTAGTAAAATATCATTCGATGACCGTACACTACCGCGCAAATCAGAAGATAAGAGATGGGTGCAGGCTTATTATGCGTACGATCCTATGAGTGAATGCTTCATAGGTACATCTTACAGTCTTGAAAAGGACATAAACCTTGTGTATGACTGCTTTAGAAACATGTATTCTACACTTGAAATGTTTGATTTGCCGTGGCCCGCTGAATCAGAAGTGGAGCATCACCTTATGTCTGGCATAAAACCACAGTTGGATGATATGTTTGCATTTGTACATTTCTGTAACCCGCAAAACTCTCGTGAAAAAAGAGCGGAGCACGGTATCAGGCTTAAAAAGTATGGAACAGAAAAGGCAGATCAGAATAATATTGGTAGATGGTCAAATGCAAGCGATGCTTACCAGGTAAATCAGGATAAGATTGAAAAGATATCCATTGAACAGTTAATTGCCGACGATAAGCAGAGTGTTTTAGATCACAATCATAAACTGCATAGCAATCAAAAGCGCTTTCCTAAAAAAACCCGATGGGAAGTATTAATGGAGAATGTTAACCCAGAATTATCACGCCCGGTTAAGCGCATTATTTTTAAGCATCTTGGTTTCAGAACCGATACAAGCATACGTAATAATGACTTTGTTCGGTGTCAGTATCACGACTATGCGATATCGGCACATAACATTTTATCGATGTTAAAACCCAATAAGTATGAAGTACAGGCTTATTATATACCCAATAACGACGGATCGATTCCGGAGGTTTACTTATACCAGGACGATACTTTTTTATGCGTGGCTAAAAAGTACGAATCTTATAATGAGGCTTTGGCTGAACGCACTGAACGTGATGAAAAGATAAGAAGCGAGCAGGCGGTAAGACAAGCCCGACAACGTAAAGCTGTTAAAGAAGGTCTGGAACGTAAAATTTCAAAAGTAAATATATCAAAAAATGATTTTGATTACGATTCAATTGAAGCCGAAACCGTTGAATCTGTACCGGAACCAGTTTTATCGAATGATGATTTTGACTGGAATGTACAGGAAACTGATATCTATAAAAAACGAGCAATAAACGACTTATAATACAATTTAAATACTATTATTATGATGAACAATGAATTAAAATTTAAAATCGTAGCGGCTATAAAGGATCGTCGCAAAAACTTCCCGTCTGATTCTAAAATGGCAATTTACCTTGGCATTAATACTGCTCAGTATTCAAGGCTTGTTAATAAGGGTGAAATTGATAGTGTGATATCTGACGCTAAGTTTATAACCATTGCCAGAAAACTAGACGTAAGACTGAATGATGTGCCAGAATTGAAAACGGCAAACACACCCGTATTTCAGTACATAACAACACAGTTAGAAAACTGCCAGCGCAATTCAATAAGCGGTTTGTTTTGCGATATTGCGGATATTGGAAAAACACATGCAGCTAAATGGTACGTTCGGGAGCATAAAAATGCAATATATGTGGATTGCTCTCAAAACAAGCGAAAAACAAGGCTTATAAGATACATTGCAAAAGAGTACGGTTTAAATCATACAGGACGTTACGACGATGTTTATGAAGATCTTGTATTTTATCTCAATAGCATTCCAAATCCTATAGTAATTCTCGATGAAGCAGGCGACTTAGATTATGCAGGGTTTTTAGAGTTAAAAGCACTATGGAATGCCACAGAACATGCATGCGCATGGTATATGATGGGTGCAGATGGGTTAAAGGTAAAAATTGAAAATAATCTGGGCCGTAAGAAAGTCGGATATGCAGAAATATTCAGACGATTTGGCGGTCGTTATCAGCGCATATCTCCAATGGGAAAAACAGACCTTAATAGTTTTACAAAAACACAGGTCTCGCTTATCGCTAAAGCAAATGGAGTAAAAGATTTGCAAAGATTTTATGAAAAAACAGGTGGTTCTTTGACCCGAATTTATGTAGAAATTCAGGAATTCAAAAGGATAGCATAATATGGCCAAAGGACGAAAAAGAGCAGTATCCGTGAGTGAATTATTAAATACAAGTTTTAAAGTGATGGATTTCTCACCCGAATGGGAGGAGTACTTTGGAAGACCAGAACGTTCCGGTTGCTGGCTGGTATGGGGGCCACCTCATAACGGTAAAACCGGATTTCTATTGAAGCTGGCAAAGTTCTTAACCAATTTTGGGGTTGTTGCTTACAATTCATTAGAGGAAGGTGTGTCAGAGTCGTTAAAGCGGGCATGCGTGCGTGAGAATATGCTTGTATGTGGCAATAGGTTTCGAATACTTGATAAGGAGCCTATTGAGGATCTGGAGATTAGATTGATGAAAAGAAGATCACCGGATATTGTAATGATTGATAGTGTACAATATACTGAATTAAACAAACGAACAGCAAAAACCTTCATAGATAAGTTTCCAAATAAGCTATTCATTTTTATAAGTCATGCTTCCGGAAAAGTTCCAGACGGACGTACAGCACATGCCCTCAGATTTCATGCCGACGTTAAGATTTGGGTTGAAGGCTACAAGGCTAATATTGAAAGCAGGTTTGGTGGTGATAAGTCAAAACAATTCACCATATGGAAAGAAGGTGCAGAGTTATATCATGGTAAAAATTAAATCCAATATAATGAACAAATCCGCATTAATAAAAAAATTTCACACTGTTTGCTCAGTAAATGGTGTAAAAGACGATCAAAAGAAAATGATCGTGGGATCCTATCACGTTAGCTCCTCTAAGGATTTAACAGAAGCTCAGTTAAACCAACTTATCAGGCAAATAACCAATGATGGCCAAAATCAATGGCGTAAGCGTGTAATGGCTGCAATAGGTAATTTTTTGAGGTTGGTTAATAAAACCGAAAACCTTGATGTAATAAAAGCAATTGCTTGCAGGGCATCGGGGTATAACGATTTCAATAAAATTCCTGTCGGAAGGTTGCGGGATATATATTACGAGTTTGTGCGTAAAAACAAAACTACGCAAAAATCTCAGTATGAAAAAGAATCAATTATTCATGAACTTGAAAAATGTAACTAATGGCAAAGAACGAATTAGCACAAGAAACCCCTTTTAAAAATACACAAATAGTAACCTGTGGTGTTTGCCGTGGTGAAAAAACAATCACTTTGTTTGATAAAAAAAACGACTGCACAATGTGCGAAGGGTCAGGAATATTAAAGCGAGTAACTGAAGGCACTGTTAAGCTTTATGTGGTTGACAAAAACCTTGCAGAGCTACTTAGATAACACGAATGTTTAACTTAAATTTTTGATATATGGCAGCAAAAGTATGGAGAGATCATACAGGACAGGAAATACCTTCAAAGTATGTTCCTAAAATTGATAAAGACAGGGAACGTATTGTACTCAAATACGCTAACCGAGCTAAGAAGCTTAATGAACAGCTTTCTAAGCTAAAGGATGAGATGTTAGAGGAGTGTGATACCTTCTTTGAAAATGAACTGATAAAAAATAAAGTGCGTGAATTCGGAAAAGGTAATTATTCACTAACCAGCTTTGACAAAGAGTTGAAAATCGAAGTTAACGTTCAGGATCGCATTGAGTTTGATGATCAGATTCAAATTGCACATGCTAAAATTAAAGAGTATCTGACAGAGATAACCGAAGGTGTTAACTCCGATATCCAGCAAATTGTTAATGCGGCTTTTCAAACCAGTAAGGGTAAGATGGATGTTAAAAGAATTCTCAGTCTGTTTGAATTGAACATTACCCATAAAAAATGGAAAGAAGCAATGGAGCTTATTAAAGCATCTATAAGCCGTAACAACAGTAAGCGTTATGTTAAGCTTTGGGAAAAAAACACAAATGGTGAATACCGATCTATTGAACTAAACTTTAGCAGCATATGATAACAGAGGACATAAAAAGCATTGCCGGCAGAATATTTACAAAGAACAATGTTGTATACCTTATTCTGGCGTTAACCATGCTCAATAATCTTGAGCATGTTGCCTGGGTGCATCACAACATTGCAAGAGGATCGTTCCACAACGCATTACTTGATAAGTCGCATTCAATAATTGTAGTGCTAATTATTGAGCTTGGAATTGTTTACCTGGTTCATAAAGGTGAGCATGTGTTTGCAGGTGTATTTACCTTCCTCTTATTTTTGTTGCAGTTAATATACTACCCGTTGTACGAGTTTGTAAAAACCGGGCAGTGGGAAAACTTTATTGCATCGATAATTTTTAGCCTGTTGTTTACAATTTCAATTTACTACTTTTCAATAATTGCAGCAAAGCGGAAGCAAAATGCTTCAATGTTGGAGCAATTTCGTGCAAAGAATAAAGAGCTGTATGACAAAGTGCACCACTATATACAACAATTGAAGGCACTAAAGACTGTTGTGGATCAGAGTAAAGCAAAAATGGAGCAAAAGGATAGTGAGTTGCAGCAATTAAGAAAAGATTTGCTGGAAAAAGCAAAAAAGTTGCAGGAGCTTGAGAAATATCAGCAGCAAATGAAATTAGCCTGCACCTGCGAGAAGTGTGGGAAGGTATTTGATAGTGAAGCCAGCAAGCGGAGCCATGCGGGCAGGTGCAAAGGTGCAGCAATTGAAAACGCAGCTTAAAAACAAAGCATTATAATGGCATATAACAGACGAAACTTATTAGAGCGTATTTGTATTATTCAGGACATTACCATAGAGCACACCGCTAAAGGGGTGAAGCAAAAATGGGTGTATGATAATGTTATCCGTCCCCAGTTTTTTATAAGCGAACGCACGTTCAAAAATTACCTGTCTATTAATGCAAAGCACGAGCTAAAAGAACTAGAAAAAGCAACATAATTATGCAGGAATATATATTTACATCAAAAGTCTTTACAGGACATTTAAAGTTTGGATACCGAGAGGGGATCCTTGTACACTTTGAAAACAATGGAGAGCTTAATGCAATACAGATTAAATACCTCTCCGAGAACTTCCCGGTTTATATTGATCAGCTTGAACGAATTAAAGGAGAAAGTGGAAAAATTGAAGATGTTACCGATTTATCATTCGAAAAGTTTTGGGAAGATTATGGATATAAAGTAGATAAAAAACAGGCTGAAGAGTTTTGGAAAAAAATGAGCAAAGCAGACAGGCTGCACGCAATATCTGCAATACCTCGGTATAAAACCCAATGCAGAATGAAAAACAGGGATCTTATTTATCCGATAAGATACCTGCGGAACAGACGATACGAGGACGGTAAGTAATAACCCTAAAGCAATTAAAATGAATACATATTTTTTAAATCAAATGTTTTCTAAACAAGAGATGATCTCCATACTCGAACCGCTCGGATACAAAGTACACAAAGAGGTATTTAAAGAGCCTACCAATCCATATAAAAAGGATGAATTTTTAATATCAGTTGAGTACTACGTTGAAAAGAACGGTGTGAAAAACTGTATGGATTTGGAATTTAATAAGGTTTTTTCTGATATGATTCAGAAACTACCCCAGATAATAGAATTACTTAATACTCATACAAAATATTAATACAATGATTACAGCAATTGAACTAGCAAAAAAAGTAAGCGAAATGAGAGAAACGCAAAAAAAGTATTTTAAAACACGTGATGTGCATACGCTTGAAAAGTCTAAACGACTAGAAAAACAGGTCGATAAAATGACTTGCACAGTATTTACACATAATCCTGTCCCGGGATCTTTATTTGACACTCCAAAAGCTTAAGATATGCCAAAGGTTTATATATGTGGTAAGGTAACCGGGTTAATGCGAGACGATGCAGTAACAAATTTTCATATGCGAAAAGAAGCGTTGGAAAAAGAAGGATTTGAAGTAGTTTGCCCGGTTGATATTGTACCCGATGGTACAGATTGGAAAGAAGCAATGAAAATATGTTTGGCTGCACTGATTGATTGTAATGCCATCAGTCCGCTTCCTGATATATGGGACAGTAAAGGCGCTATGCTTGAGTTTAACATTGCCGCACAATTGGGCTACCCGGTTGTGATGGTAGAATATGAATCTGCCGATGATGTTACCATAAGTGATGTGAATACTAAGAAGATATTTCAATCAAAATTTAATTAATAGTTAAAAGTCATGAAAACACTATTTAAAAACTACAAAAAAGAGAACGCAGTATTAACAAACAGGTTGTTTCATAAGGATCAGGAGTTAAAACAAGTACAGCATGAACTTGCAAAAGTAAAATCAGAGCGAGAACACTTACTTGATAAAATTGCTTTATGGCGAAAAAAGCTTAACGAGATTGAAATTAAGTCTAAGACTAAGCTTGTAGATATAGAACAGATTGAGTTATTGGAATTAAGTTATTCAGAATGTTAATGCCATACGAAATATTCAGGATATTTCCTCAAGTTAGGCAATGCCAAAGTATTGAGGAAATAGAATACTGCATTGATACAATCAGCTATTTAGATGATTTAGGTGCAAGAATTAATATTGAATCAATAATTAATAAAGCAAAGGAGATTCACAATGAAACAACAATCGTATAACGACCGAAAAAGAACCCGACAAATAATAACTGTAGCCGTTATGATGGCTGTAGCAGTATTAACGCTTGTAATTTGTGAGGTATTATGAAAACACTTAAAACAATAGGTAATTTTATTTTAGCCATTTTAGGATTAACAGCGTATTCAATTATATTTCTATGCTCTGTTATTGCTATTTGGTTTAGAGATTAACGGGATTCGGCTATGAAGCGTTGCCGACTAAAACGCTTCTCACTATCAAATTATAACAAAATGGAATTAAAAGCAGTACCGATTCAATTACCTGACGATTTAGGCAATGATTTATTAGCCGATGTTAGCGTTAGTAATTTAATGCAGGAAGTAACATCGAAGTTAATAAACGACATACACGAAAAAAGAAACAAAGTAATTACCGAGCGATTAAAAGAAATTGTTGGTATTGACTTAAACATTGAAGAAGAAGCAAAGCGGAGATTTAAGAGATTAGCTATTGAGTATAATGGAAAAGAGGAAACAATTTATTTTAATGATGGCAGCATTGAAGGTAAGCGAATAGTAACATTTGTACGTGAAGAACAACCGTTGACATTTGAAAAAGATAGATGTGAAATGCGGGCTGGCTATTCCTATTATTAACGCTAACAATTGTATAAAAAACGTTTTAATGTTTTTTGATACTCTGTTATCATTCATAATTAACCAATAAATAATAAAAATCATGTTACTACCTTTCAAAGAACAATTTCCGGACGGATCTAATACACACTTTTTAGTTAAAATATGGACAAGCCTTAGAGTGCAGGAAAAATTTACTTATGAGGAGCATAAGAAATACTACGATGCATATATTAAAAAGTTTGGAAAAGACTGGGGATGTGATAAAACAGATCTAAACCCAAAAAATCATTCAATAAGACTCGATATACATAACCGTTGGAGTAAAGATGGCAGAATCATTCACCCTGTTGTTAATAACCGCACAAAAAACGTTTTTCAGTTTGCTCCGGCCTTTCCGGTTGTAAGTACTCAGAAAATTGAAATAAAATACGATCGGTATCCGACAGTTTTTATTGACAGTAAAAGAATGCCCAGAACACTATGGCCGGTACTTGCCTCAAACGATGGTTTTAACTCAACTGAAAAATTCTTTAACTGGTTTAATACCGACTTTAAAGGAACGATAATTCATTGGACTGATTTTAGGTATTAATAAAATATTCTAATTATATTCAAACATTATTTACAAACTCAAAAAATTATTTATTATGAAACTATTGTATGCTATTATCTTAATAATTGTAGGAATAATTCTACTTTTTTCAAAAACTTGGTTAGGTGTTTTTTTGATCATCGGAGCAATTATTTTGCCGTTTATTGGTGATACCAAGAATGATGGAAAACCATTATTTAATAAACAAGAGTTTGGAATGTATAATATGAATTTACATGAATACTACTATAAGAATAGGCATAATAATGAGCGAAACTTTTTATTGCACATCTTCAATTATGCTATTGCTTTAGCATTTCAGGCAAGAGAGCGAGAGTTTGATTACTTATTTGAAGACAGTATTAAGCAAACAAATAATAAAAAGTTTATTGAATTTATGGATAGTATAAAGCCTGAGTTAAAAAAAATAATAAAAATTTCTAATAAAATCGATAATAGTGATGCAAATGACATGAGAGTTGGTGAATCAATAGGTGAGTATTTTGATAGAAAAATAAAAAGGAACAAAAAAGCCATGGAAATATATAACATATTAAACAGTAAAGAAACAGAAATAAAAGTATCCTCTTTTGCATCTTAACAATAATTCATATATTTGCTCCTGATCGTCATTTCCAATATCAGGGGCAATAGTCTCGAATTTTACATTAAGGCAATAAAGCCCAGGGTGGTCTGAAGGTAACAACAGACGACTTCATTAGCTCCGCTAGGAAGTGACGATCACACCCTGGGTGATTTATTAATTAAATTCTTTAAAAATGATCGTCAAAAAGAATGAAAAGCAGACTATGAGTTTGCAGGTTACCGAAGATTTGAAGGTAACAGTACTTCCTAATTCAAATCATGAGTTTTTAATGTCCTCAAATGAGGTTGCTATTGGTTATGGAGTTTCTGAACATTCCATTAGACAACACAAAAAAAGACAAGCATCAGAATTAACTAACGGTAAACATTTTGTTATGGGTGTGACAATTAGTCACAGCGACCCTCACAATAAAGTGTATTGGACAAAACGAGGGATTGTCCGTTTAGGTTTTTTTATAAAGAGCGAGCGGCCAAAATGTTTCGTGACTGGGCAGAGGATTTGGTAATAAGCAAATCGGAAACTCTAAAAACACTACCCAAAACTAACACAGAGACGATTAAAGACTTTAAGGAGTTGCTTGAAATTATTGATTCGGCAGCGGTTATATGTGGCAATCACTCTAAATTATCAAAACGTCTGGGGCTTAATCAGGCTATGTTTAGCCACCTGATAAAACGCCCGTGGCTGGTATCAGAAAAAATGCAGCAAGCCATTGAAACCGGTTGCCGCAATAAGCTTAAAGATATTTTAGGCAAGTATGAAGCCTTATGTGATTTATGATTCCAAAAAAGCCCCTAATTCGGGGCTTTTTTTATTTAAAGGTTTCAATAATTGGCGGATCAGGTTCCGGAGGTATTTCACTCGGTTTATTCTGCTTAACCCTGCCTTGGTTAACGTTAATTTCTTCAATAGTATCCTCTCGGTATTGCGGCCTGTGTACACTATCGTTATATGCATCTACACTACAGGTATAAGTTAATATATGATATTTGAAGTATGGCGTTATAGCCTGCCTTTCACCCGCCCATTTTAACGGGGTGGTATTATTTGCCCGTAAGTAGTTTAAAAGATATTTAACGGCCTCTAACAGCCTCAAATATTCCAATCCGGCATCAAGTTCGCTGCTAAAGTTTTCCGATCCGGTTCCCGGATCCTGTAATACATGAAAATCGAGTGTTAATATATCGGGTTCGACATCGGGTCCTGGAGTTTTATTCCATCCAATATAAATGGCAGGTAAAAACATTTCAAACGATTCAGGATCCTCCGGCTGTCCCATATTAATATCAATGGTTCGTACCGGTGGTAATTGCCTATCGGTAAATACTACCTCATTTTCGTTAAATACTTCAACGATTCTTTTGTACACTCGCTCCATAAACGGGGGTTTTATAAATGGTTAATTCATCGAGCTTTAATGCATCGATATTTAATAAACTATGTTCCTTCATTTTTTTAATCTGAAGTGAACTGAACACTCGTATTGCTCCGCCATATTTCATTACTCTGTGCTGTCGCCTGGTAACTTCATACAGCTTGTTTGCTTTTTTTGTGGCTCGTTTAATCCGTCTTATTTCCCTGTTAAATCTCCAATTTTTAAACATAATTACAATGTGTTTTTATTTCAGTTTAATAGCTCTGGTAATTTCGGCAGTCATCATACGCTGAATTTGCGTTGTCAGTACGTTTGATTCTCCTAAAAACCTTCTTTTGGGTATATGCAATTTTTTTGTATGCGATTGTACTGTTGTGGTTCCGCCACGTTTTGGCCGTTTGCGTGTGTGTGTAGGTACTGTTACAGTACCCCTAAACCCTTCGTTATGAGCTTGAGCGTATGGAACATCGGTTCCGATAATGGCATAATCGTTTGTTACAATTACTTTTCTTACCGATCTCCTTAACCTTCCCGATTGTATTAACAAACCTCTTCGTTTCCCCCGCTCCGGCCTTTTACGTTGTGGCCATACCTCTGTACGGTAATCAATCCAGTTTTTGGCTCTAAATCGATCTTTACTAAAATTAACTGCCAATGTAGCCGCCCGTTGTGGTAGTTTTGCTGTGGCAATACTTACCCGGTTAAGTATATTAAAAAATTCGGCAGTTTCTTTCATTACTGGTATGAGGTTTCAAGGTTACGCACTACTCTCATAAATATATTTGAAAAATACTCCTCAAGCTGTTGCTCATTCATATTTTGAATGTTTTCATTATTAACATTCAATCCTCCGCTTACAAAGCTCCCTATAGATACCTGAAGGTTTTTTATTTGCTTTGCTGAACCGGTAATATCGTTTATTCCATTGTTAGGGCTAAAATCACCTCCATTTCCCTGACCAAAGGCATCACCCGATAACGATGTATCAGAACTGGTTCCAAATGATACATCTTCATCTTCCTGAACCATTGCAGCTCCTTTTTTATATCCTGTCTTAAAAGCTTCACCGTACGATTTGCCATTTTTAATTACATTGCCTATCCCAACGGTATCTATAAGACCTGAACCATATTGTTTAAAACCACCACCTATTTGTTTTAAACCTTCTTTTACTCCATCCCAATTACGATTAAAAATACTTTTAATTATATTGCCAAGTCCTCCAAATATGTTAGCTATTCCACCAATCATATTCTTAATGCCTTCCCACATATTTTTGAAGAATCCTTTAATAACTTCCCAAACTCCAATAACTACACCTCTAAACCCTTCGAATTTTTGCCATAATAAAGTAACGCCACCAATTAAAAGAGGTATCAGGCTAATTAAAAAGCCCCACGGATTTTTACTTGATATAATGTTAAATGCTATCATTGCAACTTTAGCAGCTCCAATACCAATAACTATTCCTTTAATAACACTCCATATTGTATCAAAATTATTCCACACATAGCTTAAAGTATTATTAACTTTTTCAAGCGCACTAACCCATAATGGCAGGAACTTTTGACCGATTTCAGCCGTTACAATTCCTAAACGGTTTTTAGCAATATCAGCAAGTATTACTGCATCTCCTTTTGCATTCTTTAATGCCTGTGCGAAATTGAACTGACTCTTATCAAAGCCGTCGAATGTTCTTAGTAAATCGTCTGCACCGGTTTGTACTTTTCCAAGTAATTCTCTTAATCCTTCAGGGCCACCAATTTTTGTAATCACTCCTGCAATTTGTTCCTCACTCATGTTTTTAAACTTACCTGCGATATCACTTAGTATATCATCGGCTTGTCTCATTTTACCGTTTTGGAATACATCAACTCCAAGCTCCTTTTTTAGTTTTCCGGATTCTTGTTTTAATCCCTGAAAGGCTGTTTTTGTCATTGTGGCTGCCACATCGGCATTTTTAGCAATACTGGTAAATGCTGCAAATACTTTGTTTGCTGTATCAATACTCTGTCCGGCACTACTTGCTGCACCTGCATACTCGGTCTGTACCTTTGCCAATTGATCGAATGTTACAATACCCATTTGAACGGTTTTAGCATTCGACATCAACAGGGTGTCAATATCTTTAACCTCCAGTCCAAACGCCCGCATTGCTTTTACCGTGGCATTCATAGAATCATTTATATTTGCTCCGGTAACAAGGCTATAATTACCAACTTTTTTAAATACATCAATAGCCTCCTTTCCGAATAGCCCGGTACCCGATTGCAAATCGTACATGGCATTTGTAGAATCTTTTAAATTGGCGCCAACTTCAAAAGCAGCGTTTTTAATCTCTTTTTGGTACCTGTTCATTTCAGATACAGGCTTATCCATATTGAGTTGTTTTATTGGTAAAAACTCATGCTGGAATTCAGCAGCTGCTTTGGTTGTTTTTCCTACAACAACTCCAAGAGCCAACGCCCCGGCCATTACCATTACATACGGATTACCCAACACATTCATAGCCCTGTCAAACATTGGCAACTCTGCACGCATCGCTCTGAATGCATTCACATGCGTAGACTTTAGATCATTAAGCCGTCCTTTCATATCCCGGACATTGCTGTTAATCTTTTCCTTTGCTTTGGTAATACCTGTTTTAACTCTGTCTTTTAACTGAAGTATCAGGTTAATCTTAGCTGTTGACTCTGGTGACATTTTTCTTGCTTTTATTGATTATTAAAAATCATTGTCCTATATTTGTATTGGATCGGGATGCGTCCCGAACCTCCCAAAACGGTTAATCATTTATTTGGTTAGCCGTTTTGCTTTTATAACCCCAACGATTCACGAGTATAAGGTATTATTTCATTATCATTAATTACCCATACTTCCTGAATGTTTTTACTATGTTTGAGCTGACCTTTTACTGCTCGTTTTATTGTTTCTTCATGTAATGGTTCAGAGAGTTGTAATATTACATTGTTTGCCTGTTTACCTGCTTTACGCAATAGATTATGCATTGATGTAATACTATTACTATTTGACACTTTTAAATCGGTAATAACATTATTTACAAGTGCATCTGGGTTTTTCCCTTTTATAAAACTCTTATTTCGGTATACAATCTCTCGTATGTCATCGTCTGCCTGGTTAAATATGGGTAACAATTCCACTTTATTACCTTTTTCTGCCAATAGCTTCGAAAGCTCAATATTTGCATTCATTTCGTTAATTCCATGCATAATATGAAAATCTACCTTACCGCCCGATTCATGTGTAAAAACATTTTTAAATACTGCATCTTTGGGCTGATATAATACAGCTCGTTTAATCTCTGAAATTGGTGTGCCTTCATAATATGGATGATCTTTCGGAAATATCAATCCTGTACGTGCTAAGTTTGTTTGAAACATTGATGGTATTGGTACCGATGGAATATTCTCGGTTTCTTTTGCCGAGCTGCTTGCCAGTTGATCTGTATCGCAACGGCATCGCCATCCGTTAGGAGGGAAATGAGTATTCCAAAAAGCGTCAGTTATTTTACGTATAACACCATCTATTGCACGGTGTGATGATCTTACCCGTTCGTCTCCTGCGGTACTGTATCGCAAATAGGGTTGATCCTCTGCATTTTTTTCAAAATCGTTCCAACGAGCTGCCATTGTAGATGCTCCAACAGCATTGTCATATTCAGTTTTTAACCATGTATTGTTAAACCGATCGTTAATAATTACCGCATCCTTTTTAAATTCGTTAAATGATTTTAGTTTACCATCTTCAGCCACAAGGCTCATGGATATATCACGCATTTGCTGGTAATTTTTAGCGGCACTAAATTGCCAGGCATCACGGGTAAGTTTTGTTAACATTTCACCATCGGGTGTAGTGTAATCAATTTCATTGAACGACTGACCAAATGAATTAATTACCTGACTTGATATTACTTTACCTACATGCTTAAGTATGGCCTTATCGGTAACAATGTTCTTACCATCGTATATCTCACGAATAACCCGATCGATCTCTTTATTTACATTGGAAACAAAGTTTGCTGGCAGTTCACTTTCAGCCGATGGATTAACACCACCACAAAAACTACAAGGCTCGTATAGTTGTTTAGGGATACCCGTTTGAGCCACGGGGCGGATATCCCTTACAGAAAATTTTCTGAAAACCGTGCCTGTGGGTTTGGGGTTGACACTGTCTGCCTTACCTTTTCACCATCGATAGGAAATTGAAACCTTTTTGATATCCATTCCTGCGGTATATTGTAATGTTGAAGCGCAGCGCTGATAATTTCCCAGTGTTCTTTTACAGATAGTTCTTCGCTGCTGTCAAATACAAAAGTTTCACCCTCTGCAAATTGAAATCCCCACGATGAAAGTAAAGGTAACACAACATCGTTAATAAGGAACTCAATCATTAACCGGTCACTTCCAGCAATTTTATAGTCAAGGGTTCGTTCATGCACTTCGCTTTGACTTCGTGATGATCCATCGTCGTTTAACATCGTGCCGCCCAATATCGCTTTGGATACTTCCTCATTATCCATTTTAATCTGTTCGTGAAACACCTTGTGCGGATCGCCCTTTGTTGACGCATCGTGAATGGTTATTTTTGTACCTTCGGGTAATACAGCACGGGCAGCCTGCCCCAGTGCAGTTAACATAGCCTCTATTTTTCCTAGTTTCTTTTTATCGGTTTCGGTAGTTTCGGCAGTAACCAGCGGTATGCCGAATTTTTCTGAAAAGTCCGCCCATGTTTGCCGTGCATTACGTTTCCATATTAATGTTGGTACAAGGTTATTAAATTCGCCCAGCAAACGAATGTTTTGTAATTCAATTACATTTTTCATGTAATATGGATCCGTATATGTAATACCTTTTTCTCCATTGGCTTCAAATAGAATCATCTCTTTTTGTGGCAGGCAGTTTCTGCGCGGAATCAGTTTCCATTTCATCATAACCGGATCCACGAGCTCCATGATGGTGTATCCATAAAAGATTGAATCTAACATGTGTTCAATCATTTCAAAAAACCATTTTTTATAAATAAGCTTTGTTTTTTCAGGTACCTCCTGTCCGTTTTTATCTTGTATGTAAAACCTTACTGATGTAGTGGCTCGTTTACGAATGGTTAATACACTTTGCAGGTGGCCATCGGTCTCAAGATCGGTGTAAATATCCTGCAAAAGGGCATTGTTTGGCTCTTCGGGGTTTTCGGCTGCCTGAATTGCCTGTCGCCATTTCTTAATATCCTTACGACTACGGTCTGTAAACTCCGCAGCTAGCGATGTAATAATCGATTTATCATTTTTTGAGAGTGCTACAGGCTTACTGGTTGAAAAGGCTCCCCAAAAGTAGCTTGTCTTTATTTTGTCTGTTATCATGCCTACTGTTTTTAAAAGATGTTATCTTCAGGTTCTCTAATACTCCAAATTCTTATATCGGTTTCGGTTTCACCATTACCGTTAACGATTTCAGGAAGGTCTGCACTTAACCCTTTTTGAACAGATTTTAACCACTCAAGTGCATCATTGTATCTTAACTCCCGGTGTTTTGGTATTCTTGATGCGGCTTCTTTGCTCCATAAATGATACAATGCAATATCAATCGTTAACATAACAATGTATTGGTCTCGTGGATCCTCTCCGGTTTCAGGAGCGGGCGTAAAAACAGCCTCCATATCGTATCTTCCCGATAGATGGTTCTTAATTTGCGCTATTGCCATTTTTTCGGCAAGCAATAGTTTCGATTTTTCCTGAGTCGAATCAATAATGTTTGATATCTCAGAGCGAATCTGTACGTCGTAATCGGTTGTTTTTAAAAATGCCATATTAGTACCTGTTTTTACTTAATGAATGAATTTGAGAAGCGGAAACTATATGCGGTTCAAATGCTTCCTCACGAATATGATAGCTAAGTATATTCAATGCCTGCTCATCGGCATCGGGTGAATCATCATGTGTTTTATAACCCGGTTCAATTCCTTTGAGTTGCTGAATACCTACCTGCATATCATTATTAGATTTTTCTTTTTCGTTGTAATAAATGCGACCATTTTGATAATATGGATGCATGGTTAATATCCTGTCAAATTTATTTTGGCGGGGTCTCTCAATTACAACAATGTTTAAAGAGCGTTTTTTCTCCTTTTCAACATCCTTTATTGCATCTCTTACCGGATCGTTCCAAAACTGTTTTTCAACCTTCCAGTGCACAATAACACTATCTGGCAGATCTTCCTCGTAATCGTACATAAAGCGAATAGCTTCACGCATTTTACATTGACGAACAAAAGCTTTCATCTGCCAAAATTCCCGGCTTTTTGCACCCCATACTTTTACAGCATTATAATCGTTTTTACCCGAATAGGCCACATCCCAAAAACCTATCAAAACAGTAAACGAGTCAATACGGGGAGGTTTACCCCACTGAATCATATCATCGGTAAAAACTTTACCTTCGGTATGTTTTTCGTGATTGTATTCGGCACGTGCTGCCAGTGATCCAATATCGTCCTCTACTTCTTTGTAGTATGTTTTAGGATATTTTTGATACCATGCAGGCTCGTATGTAGTTTGGTTGTATGCTTTAACTTCATCAACTCTCCACGATGGATGCCGCTCTTCTAATTGATTTTGAATAGAGCGAGGCCACGGATCATTATTTGGATGTAAATACCTCCTTATTGGTCCATCCATTGTTGGTATCAGATCACGTTCTATCCATTTTACTACATCGTCCTGTCGTTTCGGATTTCTACTGGTATCTTTATCCTCAAGGTCATCGCATACGATTAAATTAGGTCGTTTTTTCCCTTTTCTAAGTCCCCTGGGGCTTTGTCCCATACCTAGTGATTTTCCTAAAAATCGATTATCCTTTGTGCAAAAATCACCTTCCTCCCATGATCCTTGTAATTGCTGCTCACCAAAGTCGTGAATAAATAATTGATTGGCTTCAAATTCTGCCTGAATATCACTTAACAGAATTGTTGCTTTATCGTGGTTATTTCCAACAATGACTAAATAAATATCTTCATCGTTTATATATAACCATAGCGGTATAATAATGTCACACCATACTGATTTTGCCAAACCACGTCCCCAGCGAACCAATACCCTGCATGTTTTATTACCCTTAACATTTTTAGCAAGTTTAATCTGAAAGTCGGCACTTTCTGAATCTGCATAATGTTTGAAATATGTACGAACAAAAAATCCAACATCCTTTTTAGCACGTCCAATGCGTTCGTTTTGCTGCTCCTTAGTTTCATTGGCAGAAATGATACTACCACTACGGATTAGATTAAGTTTTTCCCGGTAACGTAATAATGCCTGCTTATCCTGTAACTTCATATTATTTGAATTTTACGGATATATCATTAATATGGATCTCCTGAAAATCGAGCGTATTAAAGAACAGTTTTTCATCGTGCACCTTGAGCGCTTCAAATATCTGCTCCATTACATTGAGGTAAACCGAAAGCGAAACACGGTTTTCGTTATTGAGGTTTTCAAGTGTTTTATTCCACTTGCTAACGGCATCGTCAACACATGCAATTTGTTTTCGTAAATCGCTAATAGCGTCAGAATCTTTTACCCGCTCGGCTTCTTTAACTTGCTGACCGAGTTCAATACGCTGTTCACTTAAATCATTAATGAGTTGGCGAATGTTTTCGAGTCGTACTCCCGGAGAGCTTATACGGGCATTTCGTTGATCTTTCCAACCGAATTTATTAACCCACTTACTAAGAGTTACCTCGGAAACTCCTGTCATTTGGCTAATTTCCTTCGCTTGTTTGCCCTGTTCAACATACATGATACGGGCTATTTTTTGTTCACGTTCTTTGGCCATTGAAACTATTTTGATAACAAAAATGATGTTTAAAATTGATAAAACCGAATTATCGTGAAACAGTTGCTCTGTAAGGTGTTAGCATTACCCTAATGTTTGTTTTATACATTTTTTACAAGTAATGTTGTACTGAAAATAAAACAGAAATTTAATGTTCAAGCTTCAAAAATTAACAGACAAGGCAGTATTAACAATTTACGGGTATGTAGGCGGAGCCTATTTGGACTTTAGAGCCGTTCGTGCTGCTTTGGATGATATTACCAATTCGGGCTTTAAAAAACTTGATTTTCATTTTCATACGTACGGTGGTGATGTTTTCGAAGGAAACCTTATATACAACTTTCTGGCAGGATTTGACGGTGAATTGAATATCATTATTGATGGTATTGCCGCTTCAATGGGTTCTGTTATTATGTCTGCCGGAATTAATAAACCAGACATTGTAAAGAATGGTTTCATAATGCTTCATGTGCCAAAAGGTGGTGGTTATGGTAGCGCAAAGGATTTTGTTGCACAAGCTAAGTTATTAAGAAACATTGAAAAGAACTTTAAATCGGATTTAATGGAGCTTACCGGAAAATCCGAAAGTGAAATATCGAAATACTTTGATGGTTCAGACCATTGGTTTAGCGCAGAGGAAGCTTTAAAACTTGGTTTGGTAGGTAAAATAATTGATCCTAAAGTTAAAAATATAACAACCCTGGATAAGAGCGAGGTTAGTACAATAGGTGCAAAAGCGGCATTCGATAGGTACGCAGCCTCGCTCGTTGCTTTAGTTGAAAAACCAAAAACTTCAGAAATGAATAAAGAATATTTAATCAAAAGGTATCAGCTGACCTCAGTAACAGCTGAAAGTACAGACGAACAGGTTCTTGCTGCTGTTGATGCAAAGATAGCTGAAGGCAAGAAAGCGCAGGAAGACGCAAAGGCTGTATTAAAGAAGTCCATCGAGGCAGCTGTTGATAAAGCCATCGAGGATAAGAAGATTACTAAAGAACAGCGTGACAATTATATTGCACGTGGTGAGAAATTAGGTATTGAAGAGCTTAACGCAATTTTCTCAGACATTAAGCCTTACAAACCAGTTGCGGAAAGTCTTGGCGGCAAAGGCGGAAAGAAAACCGTTGAAGCTGAACGAAAAGACTGGTCGTTTGACGATTACCAAAAGAAGGATCCCGCAGCACTTGAGGCAATGGTAAAGGAAGATCCTGACACATTCAAAGCTTTGTATAAAGCTAAGTACGAAATTGAACCTGAAATTTAAACCATTTTTTGATATCATGAAAGCACGAAAATTATTTTTGAGCATTTTCTACTCACTAATTGTGAGTATGATTGGAGGGGTAACGCTGGGCATGGCCACAGGAATACCCGCACAGTATTTAATTGCCGGTTTGTCGGCTGCATCCTTTATTCCAACCGGTTCAGGAGTATGCGCCTTTGCGGGTGTGTATCGTGAGGTATGGACAGGAGCAGTAAAAGAGGAACTGAGCACAGCCGAAAAAGCCACATTTTTAGAGGGGATTGAGGATTTCTCCCGCTATGTATCAAACGTAGGTGATGAAATGCAGGTAATTCATTTGGTATACATGGGTGTATTGCCCGATGTATTGATTAACAATACTACTTACCCAATTGCATTACAACAACTCGGTGAAGAGGATATTCCTATTAGTTTGGATAAATACCAGACAAAAGTAACTCCTGTAACTGACGATGAGTTATATGCATTGAGTTATGCAAAGATTCAAACAGTTAAAAACAAGCATGCAAAAGCAATTGCAATCGCTAAGATTAAAAAATCTATTCATGCTTTGGCTCCCGTAAGCCAAACCGCAGATATGCCAGTATTGGTAACAAGCGGTGCAGACGATGGAACAAGCCGTAAGCGATTGGTATGGGAAGATCTTGTTAGATTAAAAGCAAAATGCGATGAGCTTGAAGTTCCTGAAACTGGCAGGCGACTTGTATTATGTACCGATCATGAAAATGACCTGTTAATGCTTGATCAAAAGTTTAAAGATCAGTATTACAATGCATCAAGCGGAAAGCCATACAGTGCATTAGGATTTGACTTTTACAGCTATGTTGCGAATCCATGGTTTACTCCTGGTACAAAATCAAAACTTGCTTATGGTGCTATTCCACAGGCAACCGATCGCAGAGCTACAGTTATGTTCTCATTAGAGAGAGCAGCAAAAGCTGAAGGATGGACAAAAATGTATTTTAGTGAAGCTAAGGCGGATCCTCAAAACCAACGAAATTTAGTGAATTTCCGTCATAATTACATTGTGTTACCAACACGTGAGGAAGCTCGTGGAGCAATCGTTTCTGATAATGTATAACCAAAAACACTGATAAAGTGAAAAAACTAATATTTACGCTATTGCTGTCATTTATGGCAGCAATGGCCTTCGAAACAATTACAGCCCAAACGGCTGATGTGAACTTCAATTCAACCGAGAGTTATCGGTCATGGCCTTACAAAGTTGATACACTTACTGGAACTACCGAGGTAGGTAGAACCTTTGGTGTGAAAAAGGATTACAAATACAATTATTATGTAGAGGTATCTGCCGATAGTTTAAATGCTGCCGATTCGGCAATGTTTATTCTAAAGGGATCCAATAACGATATTGTATATTGGCCTATTGATACCGTGGTTTGGCATCTCAGTACACCCGACACTACAGTTTACTTTGATTCGGGAAGTACATATGTAAGATGGCGTTATTTAAAACCTACGCTGGTTGGAACTAATGCGGCTACGCAGGGAGTATATGGCCCTGCGAATGTAACCGTCAATAAGTAATTACAAAACTTTCTAATAGTGATGAGTGATGTTAAGGATATGATTGACAGAAATAAACTTACCGAACGAGAATTATTGATACTTGTATCAGAAAAAGTAGAGGGTATGTCTTGTCAATTAAATAAGCTGACAGATGATTATGTGCAATTGCATGTAAGGATTGTTAAGCTCGAAACCCGTAATAAAATTGTTAGCGCAATTTGGGGAATAGGATCCATACTCTTCACAATAATTATTAACCTTCTAAATTATTTGAAGCATGTCTAACGAATCTAAAGATATTAAAAAGGGGCTTACCGAAGAGGAAAAAGCCAAAAAAGCAGCCGCCGATAAAGCAGCTAAAGAAAAAGCTGATAAAGAGGCTAAAGAAAAGAGAGAAAAAGAGGAGCAGGAAAAAGCCGAAAAAGAAGCTACTAAAAAAGATGCCCAAACGGTTAAAAATGCAAAATTGTATTTAGATACTATGGACAGGGTTAAAACCGATAAGCTGTATAAAAACAGTAAGGGTGAGTTGTTTTCTGTTGAGAACCTTGCAGACTTGTCTGAAGGTGGTAAAAAGGACAAAGTAAAAACTTTGCACCGGGATGTGCTTGAGGCACTCGTTGCAGCAAAAAAATAACCCATGAGTTTACGTGGATTTGAATTAACAAAAGGTACTACGGGACCAAATGCCAGCACAACTGATGACAACATTAGTGCGCTGCTTTTGAATGGTCCCGCAGTGGCCGCAGCTGGTGAAATTACCGGGATTGTACACGGTCAGGCTTACGAGATTACAAAGCCTGAAGATGCAGAGGTAATGGGTATCGATGCTGCATACGACACGGATAATGATGTTCGTGTATACCGCCATATAAAAGAGTTTTATCGCATGGCGGGTAAAGGTACTAAGCTTTGGATTATGATCGTTCCTGAAGCTACAACAATGAAAACAGCGATTGAAACATATGGTGAATCATTAATTGTTGCTGCTGATGGTGCAATACGAGGTATTGCGGTGGGTTATAACCCTGAAGCAGGATATACGCCCGTTGCACTTGACGGAATGGAAACTGTCGTTCGTGAGGCAATTGCCCCGGCACAGCTATTACACGAGTGGAGTTGGAATACTGACCGACCTGTATACATTCTGCTTGAGGGTCGTGGTGTATCTGCTACTGTAGCAGGTGCCGCAGATTTAAGAGCATTAACCGAAGGTGCCGCATCACTTGAGGCTACGCATGTAGGTTTGGTAATTGGTCAGGATTGGGATTATGCTGATGCATTAGTAGGCGAAGCGCAAAAGTATGCCGACATTGGAACCGCCTTAGGATCTAAGGCATTCTTACCTGTAAACAGATCAATTGCAGAGGTTGAAACAATGAATATCAGCTCTGCGCTGTTGTCTAAATGGTTAACTGCCGGGTTAAGTAATCACTTAACTATAAAAGAGCTTGATGCCGACTTAGCCGATTGGGATTCCAAAGGATATATATTCGGACTAAAGTATACAGGTGAACCTGGAATTCGTTGGAATAACGATCATGTTTGTTCGCCAGAAGGTGTGGACGATGAAGGGTATATAAAAATATCAACACTCGCTCATGCAGCTACAATTAACAAGGCAGCTCGTGAATTGCGTAAGCGATTACTGCCACGGGTAAAGTCGACAGTTCCTGTTGATGTTGAAACCGGATTATTACCTATTGCTATTGTTAAGGAGTTTGAAGGTATTGGAAACAAAGCCATCGGTAACCAAGGGCAAATGGTGAAAGATGGTGAGATATCAGGAGGAAAAACAATTGTTGATCCTGCCTCAAATCTTCAAACCGGTGAGAAAGCCCTTGATACTGATTTTTGGGTAGTACCAACTTCTACAATCGGTAAGATAAAAGGAACTATTAACCTTAAAACCTCATTATCATGAGCGTAATTTATAGAAACGGAAAAGCATATGATTCCGGTGACGTGAAAATCGCCTTATTTGGCCGTATTGATTATGAAATCACTGAGATTACATACAATACAGAACAGGAGCATCAAAAAAACCATTCTCTAGGATCCAATAAACAGACATCATATAGTATGGGTAAAATTGATGACACCTGTACAATGACTTTCCGCTTGCAATCTATTTCTGCAATTGAGAAAGCGGTAGGTGGTAATCTATTAGCCATTAAACCTTTTGAGGTAAATGTGGCATTCGTCAATGAGGATAACGATATCATTAATGATACTCTTCTTGTTAAGTTTACCAACCAGGGTCGAGACGTTGGTGGAGATATGGACTTAAAGAAACAACACACAATGTTTGTATTAGACATTAATTACAACAACGCATAAAACGTAAATTAAATGGAAGAAAAAGCAATAAAAAAGAATGCTTCGAACTTACCCGAAGGTGTAACCTCAGAACAGGTAAAAGCCTGGAAAGAAAGATATGGAGAAAACAAGATACATGCGTGCACTTTGTTGGATCCGGATACCGGTGATGAAATGGTAACTATTGTTGCCAGAACACCCGGAAGAAAAGAGGTAGGTGAGTTTGAAAAGTGGGTCGATAAAAACCCGGACAAATCAAAGGAGATACTTGTTAACTCATGCGTTCTTTCACATAAAGATGAAGTCAAAAATGATGAAAAAAAGTTTATGGCTGCATTTGATGCAATCATGCAGGTTTATCCTATAGGGAGAGCACAAGTAAAAAACTTATAGAAGACTACCCGTTCATTGACATTGTTGATGACTCGGATAGTCTTACCCGAGACTTATCAAATTTTTTCAGGAGGGCAAATGCCCTCATGAGCTTTTATTTTCATATACCATTTCCTGAAGAGCTGGACGATCAAACATGGATGGAAAAGTACCGCCAAATCGAATGGCTTGCAAAAAAGGGAATATTAGGAGTAAAGACAGATGAGTAGTATATCAATTACACAAGTTATCGAACGTTATAAAGCAGGTTTTGGTTACGTAGCAGCTAATATTGCCGTTGCGGGTGCCAATCGTGTCTGGTCGAATCTTGTGGATATACCAGTCTATACCGATACAGACACCCGATTTGCTAACATCCTGTTAATTAACAGTCAAACAAACAAAGGCTTTGGTTTTGGTGACCAGGGAGTTTTAAAGGAGCTGGGTGAAAATCAAAAGATTACCGATTACACATACATGGGTACCCCGCCAATGATTTCATTTGGCTGGGGTAAACATGTTGTAAAAACCGACATTGATCGCAGTGACATAACTGTTATTGAAAACTTTGGTTTAAAACCAAAACAGATATCATTTAGAGGTATTCTTATTGATACTGAAGAGCATCAATATCCAAATTTATTGATGCAGGCACTTAACGAAATGTTAAGCAGTGGAGGCACATACAAAGTTGTAAGCGATATTTTCTCCGACCTTGATATAACAGAGGTGTTTTTTGAGGATGATTTTAAAGTAGATTTTGTAGAAGGGTTTGTGGATACTGTAAAATTTACCGCCCGTGGTATTAGTACAGAACCTGCCGAATTTAAAGTAATAGGAGGGTAATGTATGTACAGGGAGCCATTATCACGCATAGTCATCGGATCGGGAAACAAATTCTTAGAGTTTAACAACGTTAATCGTGTAGAAATAATCGAGAGTGTTAAGGAACTGGGCAATAAAGCCACAATTACATTACCTCGAAATTATCGTAAGTTTGAAAACAAAAGTATCCTTGAATTAATAAAAAGTGGGGATCCGGTTAAAATTTTCTTAGGTTATGATGGTGAACTACGTGAAGAGTTCAACGGATACCTGCAATTTCCAGAAAGTAATGCACCATTAATTATTCATGTTGACGATGAGTTTTATCCTTTAAAACGTAATAACTTTAAAAAGACTTTTCCAGATGGAACTACATTACGTGAGATACTTGAATATGTTGCATCGGGTTATGAAATTATTTGCCCGGATGTCACGCTTTCATCATTTCAAATTCCAAACATAAGCACTTATCAGGTACTTAATACATTAAAAGATCAGTATGGTTTTTACACCCGCCTTAACGGCAATGTATTAACCTGCATGTGGCCTTACGAAATTGAAGGTGATATTCACACATACACATTTTATACCCCAACGGTAAAAAAGAATGACCTTAAGTATCAGCGAACAGAAGATGTAAAAATAAAAATTCGTGCCATAGCTAATCAACGAACAGGTAAAAAATTAACATTCAACTATCCTCCGGGGCCAGATAATAATGAGGTAAGTATACGCACATTAAACTTTGGACCAATTACACAAAAACAACTCGAACAGGTTGCAAAAAAAGAATATGAAAGAATTGCCTTTGACGGATATAGAGGGAATATCACAGGATTTGGAACGCCCAGAACTCATGCGGGAGACACATTAAAAATTGTTGACAGGTACGAGCCAGATCGTGAAGGTAATTACCTGATAGATTCAGTAAAAATAATCTACGATTTAAACCAGGGATTTGAACGAATTAATACATTGAGTTTTAAAGTATGAACTTAGAAAAGCAAATAGAAAAAGCTCTAAAAGCGGCTATTAATAATATGGTTCCAGTTGTGGTTACTGAAGGGAAAGTTACAGCTGTGAATAAGGCTGAACGTACTTGCAATGTGGATAGAGGAGAAATGCCCGATTTGCTTAATGTAAGACTCAATTCAATTATTGAAGCGGGTAATGATCTTCTCACAATATATCCTAAAGCTGAGAGTAATGTGCTTTGCATTATGATTGAAAAAAATCCTGCTGATGCCTTTTTATTATCAACAAATAATATTGAGGAGATATCAGGAGAGATTGGCGGACAAAAGTTTTTATGGAATAAAAATGGGTTTGTATTTAACGATGGTCAGATTGGCGGAATGGTAAAGGCCAGTGAGTTAAAAACACAATCCGAAAAGGATAAGGATGTTATTGATGCAATATTGCAGGTAATTAATAGCAGTGTAATTCCAACGGCTTCACCTGGTAGCCCTGATGCATTTCAGGCGGCTTTAAAGTTGGCCCTTACCGGGAAGAGTACAGGCGTATATACAGAACTGGAGAATGATAAAGTAAAACACTAATGGCAAGACAGGATATATTACTTGATAGTGAAGGAAATTGGGCTGTTGAAAATGGTGATTTTGTGGTGGGTAACAGTGATGATCAGCATGTGGAGCAATTACTTTTAACACGTAAGGGGATGATTCGTGAGGCTGCTTCTGTTGGTGTGGGTATACTTGGATATCTAAAAAAACAAAACACGCAAATAAGCGACTTAAAACGTGAGATTAAGATAAACCTTCAATCTGACGGATATAAAGTAAGAAAGCTCACGATTGATGATAAAGGTGAGTTTACACTAGATTATGAAACTACATACAATGAATAAAATAAAGCAACATACCAGAGAATTTTATAATACCTATGGAGATCCGGGTGAACATAACCTTGTTATTGTTTCTGTACCGTACAAATTGCGCTTATCGTGGGATATAACAACCCGTATAGATAGAATTCGTGTACACAGATTGGTAAGTGACGAAGTGCCGGAAGTTCTCGAAAAAGTTTACGGCTATTATGGCAAAGAGGTATTTAATCTGGGCATTGACACTTTTGGAGGATCATATAATTTTCGTAAAACCCGCAGGGGAAATGACTTAAGTATGCATGCCTGGGGTTTAGCTCTCGACTTCGATCCGCTTAATAATCGTTTGCAATGGGGAGAGCCAAGGGCACGTTTCTCTGAAGATGTATATCAATATTGGTGGGAACAATGGGAGGCTGTCGGATGGACTTCGTTGGGACGTGAGTTAAATTATGATTGGATGCATATACAAAAACCCTCAATTTAAATAGTTATGAAAGCATTTTTAAAAGCTCTTTTATCGGATAACAATACAGTAAGTCATAAGCGGTTTATTTCGCTGGTATCGTTTGTTATTATAATAATTATGGGAATGTTAAGTCTTATAGGTGCAGAAATTAATGATACTGTATTCTACACATTTGCAGCCTTGACAGTTGGACAGACTGCTTTATCATTACCCGAAAAATTTAAAAAACAATGAAAATCCTGTTAGTGTACATATCAGTTGTGTTATTTAGTGGGTGCGTTACATACGAAAAGTGTCAGGATAAATATGGGTCAAAAGTTGATACGGTTTATTTTGAGATTGAAAGGGAGGTTCCTGTTCAGGTAATTGCTCCCGCTGATAGCACACAAATTGCAATTGATGCCGATACCATTGTTCCTGGTAAAGTATACGAAACTAAAAGTGATAGTTCTGAAATAAAGTTAAAGTACTGGAAAGATAATTATACTAGGTTACTTTATGTAAGTGCTAACATTCCAAAAAGAATAATAAGAGATACTCTTATTATAAGAGATACTATACCGTGTATTGAAGTTAATAATTTTGAACCAACCCCTGAGAAAAAAAGTATTTGGGATAAGGTTGCAACGTGGTTGCTTTGTGTAACGGTGCTAATTTTAATAATAAAAGTAAAATCAAATTAATGTCATACACCATCAACATAGAGCCCGGACAAAATATATTAGATATATGCCTGCAAGAGCTTGGCAGCTTATCTGATATTGTGTTGTTACATGATGTTAATGGATTTGATCAACTTCCTGCGGATCTGTCACCGGGTGATTCTATAATCATTCCTGATGCAACCGTTAATAAAGAGTTAGTATCCTCGCTTCAAAAAAATAAACCAGCAACCGAATCAGACGAAAACGAACAGATTGGAATGCTCGACTATACGAAGCTAAATATAGTTACAGAGAACAAAACAATTGTACTGGTAGAACCCGGACAAAATATATTTGATATTTGTTTGCAGGAAACCGGATCGCTTGATAATCTTTTAGAGTTACATAGAATAAATGGTTTAGAACAATTGCCAGCCGATATAAAAGCAGGCGATGAATTAATAATACCTGAAGTCGAAAAAAACATTAACATAGTTGGTATCCTGTCACGCAAAAAACCTGCAACTGTTGACGATGTTGTAATCGAAAATATTACACAGGGAGGTATTGGTTACATGGGTATTGAAATTGATTTTGTAGTAAGTTAATTATGGCACGTACAGAAACTGAAATAGAAAACGAAATTTTGACCTATAAAGCGTCAAGAACTGAACTTAATATACTTAGTAGTTTAAGTAATACAGCAATTTGGCGGGCATGGGTCAATGTATGTAAACGAATATTGCATACAATAGAAACTCTATTCGATGATCATAAATCGAAAGTTGATATTGCAATAAAAGATCTAAAGCCACATAGTGCTAACTGGTACGCAAATAAAGTTCTTAGCTTTCAATATGGTCGTGCGCTTGTGGTAGATACAGACTACTATGATAATACAGGGTTAAACGATACAGATATTGAATCCGAACAGGTTGTAAAGTATGCAACTGCCCGTGAATTTGGGTCTGTTGTTCTTATTAAAGTTGCAGGAGAGTCCAATGGAGAAAAAGAACCATTACCATCAGCACAAGAGGCAGCACTAGAATCATATATTAGTGAGATTAAAGATGCAGGGGTAGTTTTCACGCTAGTTAATCGTGATCCTGATTATTACCGTGCGACGATTCAAATTTATTATGATCCAATGATTCTGGACTCAGATGGAAACCGACTCGATGGAAGCGTACCAGAACCAGTTCAAACAGAAATTAAAGAATATATATCAAACCTTCCTTTCAATGGTGAATATACCAATATGGCACTGGTTGATAAATTACAGGCCGTTGAAGGCGTTGTTATTCCTGAGTTAATTCTTGCTGAAACAAAATTCGGTCAAAACGACTGGGCACCTGTTACAGCAAAAGTAACCCCAGACTCAGGATACATGAGAGTTTATGATGATAATGATCTAACGTTAGAATTTATTCCTTATGGCAATACAAATTGATGTAACAAAATATATTAAGCAAGCTATACACCCAAATCAACTCACAGTATTTAATGTGCAGTGGTTGGAGGCTTTGTTATATCCTCTAAGGAATTTATTATTTAGATTTTATAAACAACGAACAGATGATCTATACAGGATTGAACACAATGGCCAGGTGTGTTATTTGAGGGCTGTATTAAATGACATATTTGATAGTCAGGAACGACGAATTACTATAACAGATGCATTCAGATATAATTTTGTTTACTTCTACCCGGAGTTAGACGAAAAGGCAGTTTTACACAATACAGTACTATATCCGAGGGCTGAGTTTGTTGGAGGTGAGGCGGTTGATTTTAATGTCATTATTCCTACTGCTCTTGGTTTAACGCCTGATCAGGAAACCCGAATGCGGTCGATTTTAGATGAATATAAATTAGTTTCAAAAAAATATGCCATAGTTTATGAATAGAATTAATGCACTTAATAACGTAGAGTTTCCCGCATCCTCTGATAGCTGGGAATTTATTATGACAATGTTTGAGAATTTACAAAACATTGCAAGAATCCGTGAAGGTAATTATATTTTAACAGGTTGTGTTGAAACTGGAGGTAATGTATCAGATGGTTATGTAGTGGTAGATGGCGAAATTCTTCCGTTTCAGGGAGGCACTAAAACTTCTTTTGTGATAATTGAAGAGACGAATCAAAATGTATTAGATCAGGGAGTAACATATAATAATGTATATACAACACGAAAAGTACGATTTGGTACGGGTGCAGGACAAATTGCTTGGTCAACTTTTGAGCGTGGTATTGACAGGAACTATACAAAGCAGGAAATTACTGCACACAATACATACAATATTGCAAAAACAGTTGGTATAATTGATATTAATGTTAGTGCAGATGGAACTACAACGCTTAATCTTCCGGTTGCTGGGCTTAACAACAGGGGTAATACAATTACTGTTAAGTATTATATAAATCCCACTTATGGATGTTCGTTAATTATAAATCATTCAGGAAACGAATTGTATAATCACTCACTTGGTGATACTATTGAAGGCTATCTTAAATTGAAATCGAACGGCACAACATGGGTTATTATGCCTTCAAATATTAAGGCATCAACAAATTTTTTAGGTTTATCTCAAAGATCATCACAAAGTCAGTTTGATGCTGGATCTGCTGATCCTGAATTCTTTGTTCATCCAAGTACATTGAAATCACGTAAGCCGTTTAGGAATTATACAGTAAAAACACAAGATGGTAATGCATATACAATTCCTGACACGACCGATGTATTGCATATTAATTATGTGGACGATTATCAATACATTAATTTTCCTGATGCAACATTACATAAAAACAGAAAGATAGCAGTTTATGGGCTGCATGAAATGAATCCATTACCTGCAACTAATTTTGTGTATCAATCTGACGAATGGAATATACAAAGTTTTCCTTTAACATTTCAATTCTCATGTTGGCAATCAACAGGACAGGCATGGGTTCCTGTAGCAGTTAGAACCGCTCTGGCTTGTCCTTACATTTACATCAACGGAATAAAATCAGGTGAGGTATTACGGAACCTATTGGGTGAACACTCAAAAATACAAGAGGTTACAGACATAACTGAATTCCTTAGAATTGGAATGAATCGCATTAGCATAAAAGAGCTAAAGGATGAGATATCCTATTTTGAATCATTGGCATACTCAATTAACGGTGAAGTGCATCAAATTGAGGTACCAGAAAGCCTGAATGAAGGTGAAACAATAGATTTTACTATTGATGTAAAAGACGTTAATGATAAAGTGAAAATTATTGCCAATGGTTATTATCAGTTAAGCGATAAAAAGATCCAATCATTACAATTTGGAGAGCCCGGAACCTACGACGATAATAAAAACAAAATAGCTGACGAAAACGGCAAACCTATTAAAAAAGATAATTAATGTCAGCAAGAGACAGAAATACATTAAAGGGATGGTTTGAAACCAATGATTATCCAAATCAAAACCAGTTTTGGGATTGGCTAGATTCATTTTGGAACAAATTTGAAACTATATCCATGAGTGCAATAGAAGGTTTAACATCCGCACTTGGACTCAAAGCCGATCAGGAATATGTTGACAATGCGTTAGCGCAAAAGGCTGATCAAACAGACCTCGAAACCAATCAACAGGCTATTACTACATTGCAAGGTGATTCTCATACGCACGATAACAAAGTTGAAGTATTGGATAGTCTATCAAAACAAGGAGGTTTATTATACTTAGATGGTGAGCCTGTTGGAATGTCAGGAGTTGCTGCTACTATGTTTCTTCATGAAGAAAATTCGGATATAACAAATTATGAAAAGCTATTAACAATACCTGCTAATTCTCCTGAAGAATCTGACAGTGTACAGGTGTCTCAGGCAGATGGTGAGGTTTTAATTGATCAATATGTGACAGAACCCGGATTCCCAGGAGTTACTTTGTTACAGGGGGGCGTATGGAACTTCATAACATTCCTGTCCGTCGATTCAAATGTAGGAGTGACACAAGGGCGCATTCGGGTATTCATTAGAGAACAGGACGGAACTGAAACCGAAATTTTTAACATTATCACAAAGGAAATAAACCTTACAACTCCTGAAGAGTGTGTAAATACATACGTTACAGGAGACATAATATTAAATGAAACCGATAGATTGGTTATTAAGTACTTTGCACTAACAACATCAGCAAACCTCAGAACAGTTACTCTTTATTACGAGGGTACAACCAACTATTCACGCTTACAGGTACCGTTTAGTATTGCGGACTTTCATTCTAACCAGGCTACGTTGGATAAGTTTATTGATAGCAATGGAGACATCCGGGCAAACGATAACTTCGAAGTCCAAGGTCAGGCAAATAGCAACGGAATAAACTATGCGTTCAATGCACTGCCTACATTTAATGCTAACAGTGGTAACGTTCAGGAAATGCCTGTAACAGGTAATTGCACATGCTCAATATCTAACTTGAAGAATGGATCCACAATGATTATTGTATTGATTCAGGATGCCACAGGTGGACATACCATTACACTGGGTGCATCCTTTGGAACAAAAGCAAATCAAAGTGCAGATTTAAGTGCAGTGGCAGGCGATGAAAACCATATTACCGTATGGAAAACAAACGGTAAAACACGATATACAATTACAACAGTAACACCATAAAAAATAAAGATATGACAAAAGTATTATTACCTAAAGCAAAAATTCTTGTCGGACAATCACTTCATGATATAGCAATAAACTTGCAGATGATTGCCAATATTGAAAAATCGTTCGAAAATGGATTCGTTGTTTACAGCAATCCCGATCAGTCATTTTTCGAAGATGTACTTACAGAAGCAACCATTCGCACAATCGTTTCCGAAGGTGGTGAAGTTGAAGGATACATTATGTATGCAGCACTTCCATTTGATGTATATAGCCAGCAGGTACCGGTAGGCATGCCCAAAAGTTCCATGAAGGTAACCACCGGAAGCGAAATAGTGTCGGCACAAAAAACATTTGCACAATGGGCTAATGCAGACCTGGCACAAACATTCTCACAAGATTTTCAAACCATCTACGTTACCACAACGCCACTGGGATATGCAATGAAAGGATCACATATTATTCAAATTGCCGATGCCCTTAACGGGACCTTCATCACAAAGCAACAATACGAAAGTCTAACTGTAATAACAGAGTAATATGTTTACACATCCGGTTGGTAATTTTGGGAAGTTGGCACAGCAGCCTATCATGGAGTTTCAAACTAATAAGAATGGAACTTTCAATCCCATTATTACACCAACATCAGGAACGCTTATTTGGGAAATAGATGGAACGCTTTATACTACTAATTCACCATCGGTAGCATTAACAGGGGATACAGTTGATGTTAGAGTTTTTGCTAATAATGTAGTATTAGAAGAAGATGTAGCTGTTGATATGTCAAGTCAATACATCATTGGCGAGCTTGATTTTTCTCACTTTACAATTAATGGAGTATTTCATGCATATTTAAACCCAAATCTTACTTCAATATTATTCAGTTCGTCTGGAAATAGTAGTGATATATTTAATGTGAGTTATTGCAACTTATCAACTCTTGATGTTAGTTCGTTTACTTTTACTGATCATTTTCAGGCGAATGACAATAATAACTTATCTTCTATATCATTTAGTGCATCTGGTAATAGCACTAGTAACTTCCGAGTTAAATCATGTAATTTATCATCTCTTGATGTTAGTTCTTTTACTCTTAGTGGAATATTTTGGACCTATTCTAATTCAAATCTTACTTCATTATTATTCAGTTCATCTGTAAATTCTAGTTCAGATTTTTTATTATATAACTGTAATTTAAGTAGTTTAGATTTAAGTAGTTTTACCTTCTCAGGAAACGTATATGTGTATGCGAATCCAAATCTTACCTCAATATCATTTTCATCTAATTCAAGTTCGGTTACAAATATTAATATCGGTGATTGTGATATTAATGGAACTTTAGATCTAAGTTCGTTTACAATAAATGGAGGTATAGTTCAGTTGCGTAATAATACGAGCATGACTAATGTATTATTCAGTTCTTCTGGAAACAGCAGTAATAACTTTAGAATAAATAATTGCAACTTAATTTCATTAGATTTAAGTGGTTTTCAATTTGATGGGTTGGTGTGGTTACAAGATAATGAAAATCTAAATCAAGTTACTTGGAATTCAACAACTCCATTTCTACAAAATATATCTTCAATTTTATTTTCACGAGATGCTCTATCGCAGTCAGAAGTTGATGAGATATTTTCAATTATTGAAGATTATTTTTCTGTAAATACTCCTTTAAATGATTTACAGGTTAATACAGATTTAGGAACAAACGCAGCACCAAGCACAGCAGGATTAGCTGATATAGCAACTATAGAAGGGTATTTCACAACAGCAGGCTTCACCTTTACAGCGAATACTAATTAATATGTATATAAGTTTATCAATATTCACCATATACACAATCTACGCATTAAGCATAAACGCAAAGAGCTATTCAGATACGTATTACAGCTTAAAGCGTAAGGTAATATTCATCGTATTTACCTGGGGAATATCTCTATCCTTAATATATGCAATTACAGATATCAAATTAATCCTTGCCTGTTTTGGTTTGATATTAGTAGGTGCAGCATCAGCAACAAAAGAAAGTAAAACAACTAAAATTGCTCACTGGGTAGGTGTAGTAATCGCTGTTATATTCTCACAGCTCTTTATTGCAGACTTAAGATATACGGCCCTAGTAGTCATAGGTTGCTTATTGTCGTTATTTACAAAGCGTCCATTGTTATGGTCAGAGTTTTCTTTATTCAGCGTACTATTTTTAAAAATATTTTATCATGCATAAATTCGGAACAAACATACAACAAAACAATGTAAAATGATATCCTTCATATGAAATGGGAACTTATAGAAAATCATGTTTTGAGTGCAAAAATAGAGTTGTTTGTAAAGGATCTAAGCGGATTGAATCAGTTTTATCGAAATTAATGAAGGAATATAATATAAGCATAAGAATTATGGATTGTGATAAATTTGAACTAAGAGACGAATATAAAATAGCAGAAAATGAGAGGTATACATTTAAGGTAACAAGAAATAAATAAAATTCCGGGGTTTAAAAAGCCCCCGGCTTTCGTTCATTTTCTCCTACAAAAACAAACGTGCGCATCACACACAGCCGAGGGCAGTACCTTCGTGTGTATGATGCGCACGTTTTTTTGTAGGAGATTACAAATATAAACATTTTTTAAGATGAGCGAAAAATTAGGATTAAAAACTCCCGTAACGTATTATGGCGGAAAACAACTATTAGCTAAAAAAATAATAAAGCTAATACCAGTGCATAACCTTTATTGCGAGCCTTTTGCTGGAGGTGCAGCGGTGTTTTTTACAAAACCGAGGTCAAACGTTGAAGTATTAAACGACACAAACAGAGAGTTAATTAACTTTTACAGGGTTGTTCAAAATGACTTTGTGAGCCTTGAGAATGAAGTTAAAATAACCTTGCACAGTCGAGATTTGCACCGTAAAGCATCGGTAATTTATAATAACCCTGATATGTTTAACGACATAAAACGAGCATGGGCATTATGGGTATTATCCTCTCAATGTTTTTCAGGTCAGTTAGACAGCTCGTGGGGTTACGATATATCAAAAAATTCCATGCCAAAAAGGTTAGGTAATAAAAAAGATGCATTCACTTATGAGTATGCCATTAGGCTACAGGATGTTCAATTGGAATGTGCAGATGCATTGTATATCATTAGAAGCCGGGATAAGGAGCAATCATTCTTTTATTGCGATCCACCATACTATAACTCAGATATGGGTCATTATGATGGATATAGCATAGAAGACTTTGAGGCGTTGTTAAAATTACTCTCACATATCAAAGGAAAGTTCTTGTTAAGCTCATACCCTTCAGATATACTAAAGCAATACACGAATGAATTTGGATGGCACACTCAACAATTTAATTGTAATGTATCTGTAAATGCTAAAGCAGGTAAGCAAAAGAAGAAAATTGAGGTAATGACAGCTAACTACCCCATTATTTAAATTTCATTGTAATAGCCTTTAAAAAAAGATTAAAGGCTATTACCTTTGTGTGTGAAAAAAAAGGAACGATTCGTTTTAAATTTTTGTACGATTCGATTTGACGATTATACACCTAAAAAAACCAATTATTGCCTACGGTATTTTTCTTTACCTCATACCTCTGGCAATTGTATCTAATCTGATTTTCCCTGTCGGGACGTTTATGAGTGAACGCTTTATATTC